CTCCTCAACTTCAATAGTGATAGTTTTAAGAGTTTCAAAATGAGATTTAACTCTATCAATAACTGACATAAATTAGATTATACAGTTCCTACAGTTAAAGCACCAGTTCCTTGAAATGTTACAGTTCTAGAAACGATTGCATCCATAGCATTGTTAATACTCATACCAGTAATAATACCAGTACCAGTATAACTAGCATCTCCTGAAGCATTACCCTCTGGTAATAAAACAAAAGATATAGATGAACCAGCAGTTAAAGTTTCTTGCTGTGCATCAGTTTCATCAAAGTGCATTTCGATTGTTCCTGAGAATGAAGTTCTACCAGCTACAAATGATTTAGTAGCATCAGTTAAAGCTGTATCTTCTACAACATCTCCAGTAGTTTCCAAAGTGAAAGAAGTAACTTCTCCCATTTCAGTTCCACCAACTGTTACAACTCCTTCTTTTCCGTGATGTGTTGCCATGTCTTTTTATCCTTTTTAATTTTTGGTTTGATTTCTTGTTCTTGCTTATATCCTAGTCTAAGATAATGTTCAAGATTTGTTTCATTAATAATTATCTCTGAATTATTTTTATATAATTTAATATCTTTAGCCATATTACCTTTTACTATTTATCTTCTTCTTCGTCAATAAAGTCTTCATCTTCCTCATCTTCTTCAAAAACTTCATCATCTAAATCTTCTTCTTCCCAAGTTTGATTATCTTCTAAAGAATTTTCTTTAATTTCTTCAATTAAGTCTTTTACTTCTTCGCATAATATAGATTCTTTATCGTGCATTTTTTCTATTTGATCTACTTTTTTAAGTATTTTATTTAATAATTTTTCATTCATTGTTTATCTCCTATGGTGTTCCAGCTTGATATTCGTACATACACCTGATTGTCATTCTTATACCACCAACAGGAAATAAGCTACCCTCGTCAGTTTCCACTTGTATGACTTCCGAATCAAGTGCATTACCATTTCGAGTAATATCAGTTTCTATTGCAGTTTCAATAGCTGTTATTAATTCATTTCTTTTAGTATCTATATTTGACTCAGCACCTTTAACAAATCCTAAAATTACAAAATCAATAGTACCTGTTCTAGTTCTAGCACCAGAACCTAATTCAGCATCATCTCTATTTTCTTCAGATGTTTGAACAATAACTGCTGGATATTGTTGCTCAGATAATTCATCTAATATAAATGGTTGTCTAGTAGCTTTTTTAATTGCTGGGCTACTAATCGCTGAAATAGTCGATAATAATTCAGATGCTATATTTTCTCTTACACTCATATTCTAAACTTTCTTAATTCTTTTTCTACAAATCTGTTAAATGATTTCTGTATAATCTTTTCTGTTCTATTATTAAAGCCAAAAAATTCTCTTTTTGGTTCATTCAATACTTGGTTAAATAATGCTCTTTGTCTCATTTCTGCATTTGTGAAATTTATTGAAACTTTATGTTTGCCTGTTTTTTTAACTGATGATGCTGGAGTTAATGAACCTAACATTCGACCAGTATAAAATAAATCTACTGCTGTCTTTTTACCCTCTCGATTTAATCTTTTTAAATAACCCTCTGAATATGGTGCAAATGGTCTATCATTAAAATCAATACCTTTTTGTGTTTTAGTTCTAATAATATCTAATAATTGAAATCCAGCTTGTTTAACACCTTTATCAATTATTCTTGGTAATTTAGATTGTAGCCTTTTAAACTTTTTGCTTATCTCTTTGGAGTTAGATTTTATCTTTAAATCAACAGCCATTATCTTTGAAGTCTATTATAGCCGTGTAAGTTTTCTCGTTCAGCAACAGAGATAGATTGGTTATCATCAGAATCATATTCTACACCATCTTCTAATATCTTTTGAAACTCAACATTGTATTGGCTCATATAATGTTCTGACATTCTTTCAAATCTGTCTTTTTCTGTCTCTGGTCTAAATTTTGCTAGTGCTGGACATAAGAATTTACCTAAGAATAAATATACACCAGCCCTTTTAAATTGATCTAAATTTACTTTATCGTTTTCTAATTCTACTGTGTTTAAAATAGTAATATCTGTAAATACATTTTGCTTATAGGTTTGCCACCATCTAATTCTTAAATCTCTTAAAATATCGTTTGTTGTTTGTGCTAAAAAGAAAGTTGTTTGTGCGTCTCCTGATGCGATACCAAAATCAAATGCGTCAGGTTGATAATTTGTAACATCAGTTGTTGTTATAACATTTAATCCAGTAAAGTTTGTCATAGTAATTCTCCTAATTGATAGATGGGGGATTTCTCCCCCACCTAATAACTCTAATTATTAAAGAGCTGCGTCAGTTGTAACTTGGCAACCATAATCATCTTTAATGATTCCAGTTCCGTAAGTCATAGTACCAACGATCTCAGTTGCTCTTAGAGAAGCATCTCTTTGAGTTTCGATTGAGAAGTCAGCTTTCATAGCTAGACCTAATGATTGTGGATGGAATACACCACCTACAGCATCATCATATTGGTCAGCCGCTATGTTTGCGTTTTCGAATAAATCGATTCCAAATACTGTACCAGCATAGCCATTTCTTAATGTTTCATTTGCAACATCACTCATAGCATTTGCACCAGTTGAATAACCAGCATTTGTTAAAGATTTTTTCAAGTTGAACATAGCTTTTGGAGAGAATACACCATAGTAAGGTCTTGGTACATTCAATGCTCTTAAAGTTGCTTCAGCTTTTAAAAGTAAGTCAGCAGTTAGTTCAGTTCCAGCCGCACCTAAGTCATTACCAGTTGCGAATGAAGCGAATAAAGCCGCTAAATCTGAGTCTACTTTTTTAGCTAATGCTTCTCCGAACAATCTTCCTACATCAGCCGCAACATCTCTTGATGCAGAGTCTCTACCTAAGTCAGTTAGAGTTGTCATTACACCAACTTCAGATGCAGTTATAGTAGCTTCTGTTGGGTTGATTGCTGTGTTCGATAAGTCAGTTGCTTCTGCTACAGCAGATGCACTAACTACTGGATATACAGGAACAGCGATTTGCTTACCTTGTCCAGTTATATTGTATGTAGTAACAAGTGGTCTCATTACAGAAGTTTCTTGAAACGTAAAAATAGCTTCTTGGATAATCTCTGTATATAATTCCGACAATGTTGAACTAGTTGTTTCGTTTGCCATTTTATTTACCTATTAGTTAATTGTTAATTGTTAATTTAGGATTTAGTTTAAACCCACCTCTAGCTTTACGCATTTCTGCATAAACTTTTCTATCAGCAGGATTATTCAAATCCAAGTCGCCTATTGTTCTGGGTTTTTGGCTATTACCACCGATAGCACTCTGGCTTCCTGTACCAGACAGAGACCCTTGACGGAAATGTGGGTTACTATCTAAAAATTCTTTAACTCTTTCTTCAATCGTTAAAGGTTGTCCTTTTGAGTTATATCTTGGATTTCCATTATTATCAAGTATTTCTGTTCTACCATCATCAGTTAATTGTATTTCAGATTTTAGTAATGAAACAACTTGTTCTGGGTTAATAGCTTTATTAACAGATGCAACAGATAGAATAGATTTATCAACTTTTTCTTTTTTGATTTCATCTCTAAATCTTTGTAGTTCTTGATCTTTTTCTGCCAATCGTTCTTGCATAATCTTTTCAAGTTCTTGTTTAGATTTAGCTTCTTCTAATTGCTTTTGTTTAATCAATTCAGATTTTTGTTGTTCTTCTTCCTGAATTTTCTTTTCATACTTTCTTCTTTCAGCCATTATTCTTTGTTCAATAATGTTGTTAAGCTGATCTTGTGTGAAAGTTTTGCTTTCAGTTTTAGTTTCTGATTCTGTATTTTCTACAGCTTCAGTATTTTCATTTTGTTTTACTTGTTCTTCGGACATTGTTTTCTCCTATATTATATTATTAGTTCGCCTTTGCTGTCATACCAATCGGGATTGACATAAGACCATTGATGACGACAATTATAACCACCTCTAACTAATAAAGGGTCGCCAGATTTTTTACCTGACCAACTTCTACTAGCCCAGATTTGTTTGACTTCATCAACTGTGAAAAGTCCACTTTTCCTTTTGTTATATACTCCATTTATCATATTTCTGCAAATTTCTCTTGTTGTAGGTATTACATCTCCATAATATTTGACATAAGTTAAACCAGCATCACTTGCTTTGTTAAAGTTTAATGTTGCATCAAAATCTCTTAATGAGTCATTTAGTATCTGACCAGCATATCGTTTCATATTTTCTCCAGCCCGATCTGTTGCAAACTTAGATTGTAATGTTTGGATAGCTTTATTTACTTGGTCTTTTTTAGATGCTTTAAACTTATTATCATTAACAAAATCAATTAATTTCTGTGCTTCTCGGTCATCTGAACTAGCATAAATACCATTGATTGATTGTCTTAATTCCTTTTCAAGATCAGCAAAGGTATTCCCGACTAAAGTATTTTGATAAACCTTTTCTGATAGTTCTCTTGTAAATCTATTTGATACATCTTTAAACTGAGTGAAATATTGTTGTTTTAAATTTTGTACTAATGCTAAATCGCCTTTAGTAAGTTCTTGAAACTCTACTGGTATATTGCCAATTCTTTTAAATGCTCGTTCAATTCTTTTAGCTTGTTTATTAAAACCCTCTCTAACAACTTGATCTGCAAAGGGTAAGTAATTTTGATCTAATATAGATTTAATCTTAGGTCTTATTGCAATAGCTGATTGTAATTGAATTAATTTACCATCTTGTCTTGGTAAATCTGTATCTGCAATATTAACGATTTCTCGTTCTATTCTATCAAGTGTTTGGGTAAGATTTTTGTAATATTCTATTTCGGCTTGTTCAATGCCTTTGATTCGATACTCGGTTAATTCTTGAATTATATCTGCCATTCATTAAATTTGTTCTTCCTCTACTTCTTCTTCTATTTGAGGTGCTTGAACTTCCTCTTGCGTAAATTGACCTAGTTCTGCTTGTTGATCTATTTCTTCATTTGCTTGTGAAATCTTATCATCATCTTCAATAACAGATTTAATAATTTCTTTATCAACTTCTTTGTTGAATGTTGGCGATTGGATATTCATAGCTTTTGCCATTTGATAGAATTGTAAATCAGATGCGTAATCTCTAATGTTGAAACTGTCAGGATAGTTAATCATGCCATCAAATGTAGTATCTTGGAACTCAGCATATAGTTTAAATAATTGTTCTTCAGCTAATTCTAAGTTATCAGCTTTTTCAGATAGTCTTGCATTTAATAATTCAAATTCAGTTTGTAGAGCAATACCAGATGATATTTGTTTTTGTGTTGTTCTAATTGCATCTGTGTGTGCTATTCTATTGATAGCTTGAACTTTGTTATTAATTGAATCCATAATAGATTGTAAGTTCTGGCCAGATGGTTGTAATAAATATGGTTTTAAGTTTGGCTCAATTTCTTCTGGCATTTCAATAATAGCACCAGCACCAGCACTTGCATTTACTGATGGAGTTTTAACTAATGATGGGTGGTTAGATAATCTGATTAATTGTTCCATTTCAGAATATTCATTGTAGATAGCTTTTTGAAGATCAGCAATATCGGTTAAGTCCGATAAGCCAATTCCTCTTTTGTGTGACTTTGAATTGTATAAAATAACTGCTGGTATTTTGCCTATCGGGTTATCGGCAGTATCTATTATTTTCGGATTGTCTCCAAATCTTTCAACATATACTATCTCGATCTTTTCTGGTGTCCAAATTTTAAAATAACTACCACCCATTTTATCTACTTCTTCTCTAATTTTTAAATAGTCTAAAGCATATCTTCCGTTAGGTTGTCTTGTGTAATTCCAATCAAATACATTTTCAGGAGTGATGATTGATAAGTATGGTCTTATATCTCCCTCTATTTCTTCTGCTCTAGTTCTAGTTTGAACTGCTGGTTTATCTAAAATCATAAATACATGACCATAAATAGACGCATAGTTTTGAGCCTGTTTCATTACAGTATTAAAATTGTTTCCGTCTAAGTCAGCATCTTTTAAAAATCGTTCTAAACTAGGGTCATTTTCTAACTCGCCAAAATTTCTACTAGCTTTTACTCTGAATAAATATGATGAATAAATTTCTACAATATTTTTACAATGATTGTCTAATGGAGTGTTATTAAGTCTTTGATGAAATTCGTTATCTAGTTCTAAATTATATCTGTTTAGATATTGACCTACTTGGTAATCATGTCCACCATTATAAGAACGAATATAGAACTCCCAATGAGCATAATTTTGTTCGTAATCTTTATGAGTGTCTAAAATTTCGTCTCGTGAATATGCCATAATTTATTTCATTGTCCATCTTATAGGGTTAGAACTTGGCATCTGAGTGACTAATGGTTTTATGTAATCAATCATATAACCCAAAGCATCATTCATATGGTCAAATCCGTCTTCCTTATTAGGAATATTAGTATCTTCCTTATAAGTTTGCCTAGTAAGTCCTTTTATAACAATTTTACACGAATTGGAAACAAAAATATATCTTTTGCCGTTAGAGTCTTTAAGTTTTGAGTTCACGGCATTGATACGATCTCTTACTGCTGGGTGTCTATGCTTAACCTTAACTTCAAATCCAGCATTTTGTAAAATAGATAAATCAGTTCTTCCACCAGCAGATGTTTTTCTTTGTCTTGAAGCTGGGTCAGGATAAATAAATATTTTCATACGACTACCATATCTATCTTTTAGTTCTTGGCACATTTCATCAGTATTTGACCCATAAATTACTACTTCATCAACAATATAAATCTTTTCTTTTTCAATTTGAGCAACACAAGCTGACATTGGCGACACGTTAAAGTCCATTCCTATATGTAAAGGTTTAGTCCAATCTATTTGTCTTTGAACAACAGATTCTACAGGATGGAAATTGTAATAAATACTTCCAGCATAGTTTTCAAATGTACCCTCAAACTCTTGTCTAAATGTTCTTTGGTCTAAGTCTTGTTTAGCTTGTTCAACTTCGCTTTTAGCAACCATACCACCTTGTATTGTAGTGAATTGAAATGACTCCCATTCTTTGTCTTGTTTGCCTTTAAGATACATTTCATAAGACCAGTTACCATAACCTTTAGGAGTTCCACACATTAGTACATGCCCGAGACGATCTGAAATAGAGGCTCTCAAAACCTCAAACCATGTTCGCTTATCTATATCTGCAAA